AATGGGATTGGTGCTTTCTGCCTTAATGTCTATAACTGTTGCATTAGGTATGTTTGCTGCTGCGATTACTTTTTTATTGCCGACGATAGGATTTATTACAACTGCTTTAGGATTTTTAATGAGTGCTTTTGTTTCTGTATCTGGTTTTATTGTGATTGTTACTGGAATCGCCTCCATTTTAGGCGGACCTATTTTATGGGGATTAGTTGCTCTTATTGCGGGCATAGGGATTCTTCACAGAAAGTTTGAGATTTTAAATGCCCCGGTTGAAATGTTTAAAAATACTTTAGAGTCGATCAAAGATACTATTCAAACAATATCACAAACTGATTTTATTAGAAGTATTTTAAGGGCTAAAGATATTATAGAAGATCTAACTATTAAAAATCTTATAACTAACATTATTGCAGAAAAAGAAACAGCCAAGGCAAGTTCTCTTAATGGGGAAATACGTCTTTCAGCATCTCATGGTACTAAGATCGAGCAAGCCGAACTATTTACAGATCAACCAGGTAATCTTGGATTTAATATGGGAGCAAGCCATTGACACTTTATTCTAATCACCATACAGGTTCATATAATGGAATTACATTTCTTGTTCCATCAGAATCTGTTCAACGTGGAAAGAAAACAGTTTTACATGAATATCCTAATTCAGATAATAGATTTGTAGAAGAATTCGGAAAAATACCTCCTATATTTACTTTACCATTGATCGTTCATGGACAGGATTCTATCAATAAACGTATTCAGTTAGAACAGGAATTAGAACTTGAGGGTGTTGGAAAATTGGTTCATCCTATTTATGGTCTTCTAACTGTTAATGTTGTAGGTGGATTTGATGTTTCTTCCAATCAAAAAAATATGGGAGAATTTACTTTTAATGTTACATTTGCCGTGACTGTCGATGAAGCTATTACTCCTTCAATTGAGAGTATCGACAAATCTCAAATATCACAAAATGCTCAGGATGTAAAAAACTCATTAGATAATGCTTTAGAAAACGATTATATAAAACCGTCTTTTGCCGATTCAATTAATAATACTGCTGATAAAATTACTGCAATTGCAGCAGAATTAAATAATAAAATAAACAAAATTATTACTCCTGTTCAAGACAACGTAGCTGCTTTTAAATCAGTTGTTGATTCTGTAACGACAGGAGTTTTTACAATAGTTCAAAACGCTACCAGTGTAAAGGATACATTTGTAGATTTATACGAAAGTTATTTAGATTTAGCAAATCTTCCTCAAGATTTAATGGATGTTTGGAATGATTTAATTGACTTTGGTATAGGTGATTTCGACTATAAGTTTGATACTACAAAGCGATATGAGACAGCTAATAATTTAAAAATATTAAATGAACATACTCAATTGACTTCTTTAATATATACATATGAAGCTGCGGCTTATACTAATTTTCAAACGGAACAAGACCTAAATGATCAAATTTCTTATTTAGATACAAAATTTGATTTATTAACCCGAACATCTTTAGATGATCAAAGTACTCCAAGATTAATAAAAAATCAAGCTGTCAATGAAGCTCTAAATACATTGAGGACAAATACTAAACAAGTATTAGATCAAAAAGCGCAAAAACTATGGAAAGTTATCACGCTGGATGCTGGTAAATCTTCAATGGTATTAACTTCTTTTAGATTTTATAACTCATTAGATAGATTAAATGATTTGAGTCTTTTGAATACAAATATTAATTATGCCAGTTTTACTAAAGATATACAGGCGCTAACAAAATGATGACCATCAGAGTTAACGGGGAAAACTTAACTAATTTTCAAAGGGCGTCGGCAACACGTTCCATTGAAACATTATCAGGTTTTTTTAATTTTGTTTCTACAGCCGATAATGATAATCTTTTTCCAGTAAAAGGCGGGGATTTAGTCGAAATTCTTGTTAATGGCTTTACTGTTTTAACAGGATATGTCGATGGTATTATACTTATTTATGATGGGGACAGTCATACAATTGCTATAAAAGGTCGAGATTTTACTCAAGATTTTGTAGATTCATCAGTAAAAACCACAAAGGAATTTACAGGAGGGACATTATATAATATCACAAGAACTGTTTTAAATGACCTTGGTTTAACTAAAATTAAAATTATTAATCAGGCTGGCGATATTGAACCTTTCCCAGATAATGAAATACAATCTGCTGAACCGGGGGAAAACGCTTTTGAATTTATCGAAAAATACGCACGGAAAAGACAAGTCCTTTTAACAACTGACGGATTATCTAATATTGTTTTTGCTCGAAGTTCCACCAAACCATCTACTTCTAAACTTGTAATGAGGAAAGGCCGATCAGATAATAATATATTAAGAGCATCATTTTCTCAAGATCAATCAGGTCAATATTACGAATATAAAATAGTAGCACAAGATAATTTAACTTTCCTTCTTGCTGACTTCGGTGTACAATCTGTCAACCAAGACGAAAGTGCTTTTGATCCTAATATAAGAAGAACACGTTATTTAGAAATAAATGCCGAAGATAGTATGAAATCTGAAACAGCAAAAGATAGAGCAACATGGGAAGCAAATTTCAGAAGATCAAATAGTAAAACATATGATCCTATCGTACAAGGTTTTATGGATAAAGATGTTCCCTGGACTCCTAATACTTTAGTTAACATTAATGATGATTTTGCAAAATTCAGGGGAGATAAATTATTAAAAGCTATTACTTATAATTATGATATAGAAAAAGGAAGTACATCCCGATTATCCTTTACTGTTAAAGATGCATATTCTTTAAAAGCAATTCAAGATCAAAGAGAAGCAGAACGTAGTGAAGACGGGGAAAGTTTTTTAAATATGTTAATGTAATGAAAAATATTATAACAAAAATAAAAAGTTTAATAAGACAAGCTATTATTACTTTAATAACGGATGATTCAGAAAAATATCCTTTAATGCAGGTGAATTATAATGGAAAAACGTCCTATGTTATTAGAGTTTCTCCTTATGGTCTATGTTCTAATCCTGGTACTGATATGTTCTCGTTACTTTTTAATTCTGGTGGGAACGAATCTCAAAAATTTGGTATCCCCGTTGATCTTTTAAATAGATACAAAAACTTAAAAGAAGGGGAAGTTGTTTTACACAATTCAAAAGCTCGCAATTATGTCTATTTAAGAGAGAATGGGAACGTCTTTATTCAAAATGATGCCAGTTATATACGAGTAGGCTGGGACGGGGACATACATCTAAACGGTAGTGCTAATTATGCTGTTTCTTTTAATGACCTTTCAAGTGCTTTTAATAATTTATTGACAAAATATAATGCGCATAGACATGGAGGCGCAGCAACAGATCAACCGTCAACTGCCGACATAGCGTTGGCAAAAGTTACGACAGTGAGGTTGCCATAATGCAAGACATACTTTTAACTCAAGATAAACATGGTCGATTCGATATTTCTTTTGAAAACGGGGATTTTAAAAAAACCAAAGGTTTAGACACTGCGTTAGATATTTCTATTTATACTGATGCCAGAGCTACAAGTGATCTTGTCCCTATCCCTGAACAACAAAGAGGGTGGTTAGGAAACTTAGTCAGCGCTGTAACTGGAAGACAATTAGGAAGTTTATTGTGGTTGATCGATCAAAGACGATTAACTCAATCCACATTAAATACAGCTGTCGATTATACAAGAAAATGTTTAAACTGGATTATTGAAGATAGGGTAGCCAAATCAATTAATGTAACCGGGCAAATAATTCCTCAATATGGGATTCAGTTACAAGTAATTATAGTTGCTGTAAATGGTCAAACTGAAACAAGATTTTTTAAATTATGGGAGGTAACAGGCAGTGGCAATTGATTATCCAACATATGATAAAATAATTAATAGAATAAGAGCTGATGTTTTAAAAGATCTTACTTTACTGGATCCTACAATATTTGCATCTTATATAAAAGGTTTGACTGATGGTCTTGGCGGCAGAAGTTTCGATATAACAGTTTTACAACAACAATTAGAAAAACAGGTATTTCCCCAAACAGCTACTGATGAATATTTGGAACGCTGGTCCAATTACGAAGATTTAGAAAAATTTCCTGCGACAATAGCAAATGGTGAGGATAATATTTCAGTCACAGGAACTGCGACTACATTGCTACCTTCGGGAAAAACTCTTGTTACAAGTGATGGGAATGAATACATAACTAAAGTTGGGGCAACTGTATCTTCTAATTCAATTGGGATAACATCTTTAACTCGAGTTGGAAATATAGTTACAGCTACTACAGCATCAAATCATAATTTAGCTACAACAAATTCAGCTACAATTTCAGGTGCTGTTGAAACTGATTATAACGGCACTTTTACTATTACTGTTATATCATTAACGCAATTTCAATATACAATTTCAACTACTCCGACAACACCTGCAACTGGGACTATTTTAGTGGCTTACACAAATACAATAAGTACAATTGAATCTGTTGATACAGGTCTTGATAAAAATCTTGATTCAGGAGCTAAATTAACATTAGTTACTCCTATAACAGGAATTGATAATAATTTATATGTAACTTTTGCGGGTGTCACTGGTGGATCTAATATTGAAACTGATGAAAGGTTATTAGTCAGGATCCTTTCGTCAAGAGCTAATCCTGTTGCTAATTTTAATGTTGGGGCAATTACTAAACAAGCTTTTTCAGTTTCGGGGGTTACACGAGTTTTAGTAAAAAGGGTTTACCCAAGTATAGGCTATGTTACGATTCTTTTTGTTCGGGATGATGACGATAATATTATTCCATCGGCAGGTGAAATCGCAGAAGTAAAAGCTGCTATTGTAGAATTGTTACCTGCTCAATCATCAGAATCAAATGTTGTGGTAGAAGCCCCAACTGATGTTACGACGGATTATGTTTTCTCGGCTATATCGCCAGATTCAAGTGAAATGAGAGAAGCAATAGGAATTAATTTAGCTGCTTTTTATGAGGATACAGTATTATTTGAAATTGATGTTACAGAAGACGCTTATCGATCCGCCATAATAGAAACTGTTAATGCTCAAACAGGAGAAAAACTCCAAAGTTTTACTTTAACCTCACCAACCGGCGATATATCAGTGGCAGCAAAGGAAATAGGAGTTTTAGGGAGTGTGTCATTTTGAATTTATTTAAAGCTATTACTAATGATTTGAACAGGTATTTGTTGGCATCTCATATGCCACAAGGCAGATTATGGGAGGCGTGTTTTTTAAAAGATTCCAATTTAGGATTGTTAATTAAAACTTTGGCTATAGAATATTACAGATTACAATTATTAATAGAAAAATTTTCTACGGAAACTGATATAAGACAAACTATTGATTTAGTTGAAGAATGGGAAAAAAGTGTTGGTATTCCTAATGCTTGTTTTACTGTCAAAGGTATAGAAATAGAAACCAGAAGAAAACAAATAGAGGCAGTTTTTAGTAATTTTGGTGGAGTTCAACTCGCTGAAGATTTTGAACGTGTAGGTTTATTTTTTGATTACACGATTAATTGCAAACCCGGAAGTGATATAACATCTGGGAGTTATACGGATGAAGAAAAAACCCATATGATATTAATAGAAATTACAAGTGGCGTATCTGGGGATTTTTTTCCATTTACGTTTCCATTTACGTTTGGCGTTTCTGGCGCTACATTTTTACAATGCATTTTTGATATGCTCGCCCCTGCCAATGTTGAAGTACTCATAGAAATACTATAGGAGAAAATTATGAGAAATATTACATCAAAAATAGATGGTAATTCCTATCCAGCAGCTATTTACAATCCTATGCGGGATGAGTTAGAAAATACTGTATTATCTACGGATCAAACCTTAGATATAGAAGCTGGTCCCGATACTGATTTAAATATGTTGGGCAAAGCAGCAGCATTATATGGAAGTGCCGCAGATTTTTATACAGATGGCGGGGGAGCAAATGCGTATGTATTAACAAGATCAACTAATTTGAAAAAAGTTCCTGCGTATAAGGATGGAATGCTTATAGTATGGAAAGCAGTCGCAGCAAATACAGGAGCATCTACAATTAATGTTACCTCTATTGGAGTTGTTGCTTTAGTTGATGAAAATAATATTGCTCTTGTAGGAGATGAAGTTTCCACTGTATTTTATAATCAAGCAAGATATAACAATTCGACGTCTAAATTTCATCTTGTTACCTTATCAATAGATACATTAAAAATCTCAAGAGCTCAATTTGATCCTATCAGTGATACACAATTTAGTATTACAGGTGGTGCTTATGCACATTTTGGCTCTGTAAGTCAAGTTCTTTTAATTAACAGTACCATAACTCATACAATAACTTCCCCGGGGACATCACGATATCAATACATTTATTTAGATGATAGTGCTATTGTAAGTGCTGGAACAAAAATTATAACAGGTTCAGAAATAATAAACTCTCCTACTCCACCGACTCCCAGTCTTACTAAAAAAGGCTTGTACAATGGTGAGGACCTTTGTATCTTCGCAGTTTATATTGATGCAGATGGAGACATACAAGCATTTTCACATGTTAATGATGAAGTCATGTTTTGGTCATGGGTAACTATACTCAATCAAGCACAAACTGCAAGTACTGATTATACTTACACACTAATCATACCCACTTTTTCTCGTATGGGGCGCATATCTATTACAAGTCAAACTCACTCAGCAGATGGTCAAATGTACTGGCGTACTCATGAGACTGTTTCCGTTGCTACGGGCACTATAACATTGTTTAGTTTTTTAGCTGCTGAAGCCGCAAGCGGTGGTCAATTTATAGCGGTAAGTGACTCCTCACAACAAATAGTTCTTAGATGTAATGGTGGGAATATATCTACTGTTTTTGTTAAGCAATCGAGTTGGTTTTTTCCACAAGGTATGTAACGCAGAGGAATATTAATGGTAGTAGAGTTTTAATACGGAGGTCTACAAATGGGCGATGACTGCATAAAACATATTGGGCTTGAAAAAGATATTAACTCTCTTATGGAATGGAAAAAACAAATGACTGATCCGGAAGGAACTATTGAGCATGTGTGGCAAAGCATTAACAGAAAAATATCGTTACCTTTATCTATAACACTCATGACTGTTATTTTAGGAATAATAGGTGTAACATTTACGCTTGATTATCAAACACAAAGAGAAGTATTAAAAGAATTGGGAAATCTTAAAATGGATGTTGCAGTGATTCAAACACATTTAGAAATTGGACCATGATCATGTTTTTGCATATGTTTTAAAAGAATTGATCAAGTCAGAATAATCGATTCGATTTTTCCAATGTCTATATGCTATTTTCATTAATTGTGGTTTCGTTAATGTTCCCACCTTTAAGGCATCTTTCCAAGTGAATAACAAATAATCTTTTTCAACTTGTATAAACAAAAAAACGTTTGCACCAGCTCTCCCGTGACGGCGAATCCAATTTTTTTGTTGTGGGGTATAATGCTCAAATCTTAATGGAGTTAAGACTCGTTTAGGCCACTCATGGGCATATTTTAATTCAATCCACAACATAATACCATCAATTGTGGCATATACGTCAGGAACACCTTGACCACACATACTTTCAATGCGTTCAGGTTGCCATTTACCTTTCATATTCTTACGCAGTGTTTTCCAGAAGGATGATTCAGAACTCATTATTCACCTTTCAATTTTCCACCCGGGGCATTGTATCGTTCTTTAAGCTCATTAAGTATATCTGGGAAACTGGATTTTAATTGAGCCAAATTAAAATCGTCAGCTTTTCTCATCGCTCCCATAATTAAAGATGCAAAGGTGTAATTGTCAGTTTCTAATTTTCGACTTTGATCGTAATCATAAAAACTCATATGTCCTCCTTAAAATAGTGTTCAAGATCCTTTTTTAAAAGATCCAGTTTGGTTTTATCTTTTGCATTTCTTAAAATATTAATTAAACAGTCATCCATATCCTCACTGGTACGAAACGATCTTTTATACCCTTCAATTTCAAAACAGAACATACCATTATAAATGATCTTAAGTAATTTGCCTTTTAGCATTATATAATTAATATCCCTCAGATTCATATATTGCTGGTGTAATTCCAAGGTTTGTTGATTCGCCGTTGCATTTAATAAAACATGAATTAAAAAGACAGTCAAATGTTCTACCACATGTTTCACATTTGACTGCAAATTCTGTGTTAACTATTGGTAGCAACCTATGACCGTTTCTAATTTCTACGTTTATTCCATCTCTCATTTTATTCTCCAAATTTTAAGAATTTTACCTTTTAGCATATTAAATCCTTTTGTACCGGGCGGGAAATCCCGCCCGTAACAGAAAAATTTAGGTGTTATTTAATTTAACACTTTAATTGCATTAATTGCATTAATACCCGCTTGTGATAAATGGCCATCTTCAAGAAGGATAGTTGTAAGCTGTGTAATTTCAAAGTGGTTTAAACTTTCTTTAATGATTTTGTGGATTTTGTCAACATGCTCTGATGACCAGCCATCTTTTGTTTTTTTTTTCATGTTTCAATCCTTCCGGGCCTTTTTTGTCATGCCCAGGACGTTAGGAGTTATAAATTAGTCTCAAAAGGGATCAAATATTCTTGCAGTGTTTTTCGAGCAGTGCAAAATTCGCCGTATGTCTCAAACCCCGCAACACAATTATCATTGTCTATATCAAAGTTAAGGGCATGAAGCACTTGGCCATATTGCGGGATAATATAGCGGCTGTCCCTGGGTTCTGTTATTCCGTTTTTTGGAACTGTGATTTCGAAACATAATGAAATTGTATTTTCCTTGATTTTTTTTGATCTCAGTGTTTTCATAATCAAATCCTTTCGGGCCTTTTATGTCATGCCCAGGACGGTCAATAGGTTATTTGGTGCGGTCAAAGTCCAGCCCATCAGTTGCTGCTTGTTCAACAGCTTCAATATCGCCTAACGGGTAAGCATAACAGCGTGTCATGGTGTATTTTAAATCTGCGACAAGATCACCAACTATGGTTGACATATTAACGGTAGGGTCCTGATGCTCTTTACTTATTGTTATATAATGATTTATCAAGTCTTTGCCGATTTCGAATGACTTCTTTTGCTTTTCAGTAAATGGATGCATAATTGTTTCCTTTCAGGCAGTTTTTGTCTTGCCTGGGACGGTGAGAGGTTTAAATAAGTTCAAGTTTCTCTGATTTTTTAAAAGCAGTAACAATATTTTCGTAAAAAACATTAGCCAGGGTATTACTAAAAATATTGTGGCATATAATAAAGTCGTTAACTTTAATAAAAAAAGTTCTCTCCCCGTCAACTTTCCTTAATGAAATTGTATTTTTCCCGATTGTTTTTGATCTGAGTTCTTTCATGTTATTTCCTCCCCATTTCGTCTATAAGTTTGTCAAGTTCATCTGCCAATTCTTGAATGAATTCTGGATCAGCATCACATTCACAAGCCTTCTCTAATCTGTTTTCTGCAATTTCTATTAATTCTTTAAAATTTTTCATTTTTGCTATCCTTATCATGTTGATAATTATTTCTTTTGAGAAAGGACAAGATTTTAATGGATTCTGATTGTTTTGAATTCGTCTGTAATTTAATTCAATTGCCAATTCCCCTCTTCCCATTTTGTTTAATTCTTCTTTTTTCTTAGTCATTTTCTTTCTCCTTATTATATAGGTTATATGTTATTAAGATAAATTTTTGTTAGGCCAGATAAAATATGATTCATTTGATCTAAATCTTTTACACTTCCTAATTTGCTTTCAATTTCTTTAATTAATATTTTTGCTTGATTTCTTTTTGAATCTACTTTTTCTTCTCTTGCTTTTCTGTTTGCACTCATTTTCTTTCTCCTTTTTAAGATTTATATCCACAAGAAATACATACATCATAAACTGACATCATGTAGAAAGATGCAGGAACATTTTCTCTTCTTTCTACATGAGTTTCTTCTTTATCACAAACTGGGCAATAGATTTTTTTTATTTTGTCGTTTTTCTTTACTGTGATTTCTTTTGTGATTTCTTTTGTGATTTCTTTTTTCATTTCTTTTTTTCCTTTTTTTATGTTTGTTTTTGTTTTCATCTAACTATAAAATAACATAAAAAGATTTGCTTGTAAACAAATATTTTAGAAAAAAGAATATACAGTGTAATTTAAAGAAAAAGATACAACATGTTGTATCCTGTCTAATATTTTTATCTTGTTTTTGCTATATAGTATCAAACAAAAAAGCTATGGTACCTTTTTTCTGCGTTTAAAAAGCTAAGGTCCCTTTTTATAATGTATCGTATTTTAGGCATTAAAATCCTCCAGTTCTCCCCAATTAGGACCAATTTCTTGGTCACATATTAATGGGACCCGTAACTCCATAGTTTTTTCCATTACATGTCCCATTTCTTTATATGCTTTAAAACCTTCTTTTGTTTGTGGGACTGACATATCCAATTCATCATGTACAGTCAAAAGCGGAAAACCAAGTACATCATAAATGCCAGCTTCGTGACAGTCAACCATAGATTTTTTCATAATATCAGCAGCTGTTCCCTGATCAGCAGCATTAAAAGCTTTGTATGTTTTAGAGCGTTTTATACCCCAAGAACCATTTGCTTGAACCATATCTATTATATATTGTTTATTTTTGCTTGGTGCTATTTTATTTTTTAATTCCCAATCT